CATTTGCTGTATCCACATTAAGGTCGGCAGTATTAGAACCATTATTTGCCGCGCCAGCAAATCCTACTGTGATCTTATTAGCAATATAATTTTTAACTTCTGTATCCGACATGGTCTGCAAACCTTGAAAGTTTGAAGAGGTTATCGGCGTAGCAGATGCCTTGATCTTTAGAGGATTCATTTCTTATAACCTTAATTTAGTCTTGTGCCGCTCGAATCATAGATGACAGTTTGTGTTAAAGAAAGCCAGTTGGTGCTATCTTTAGCATAAAATTCCATCGAAGACTCACCCGGAATAGTAAATGCCGCGTTAGCTGATAAATCATTTATACCATCACCAGAGGCTGGATAAACCTTTAAGTTAGTCGAAGTTGTATTCGTCACCACCATCTTTAGTCCAGCAACAGCGCCCGGTAAGGCAACACCCTCTGCACTAGATGCCGTTACCGACGTTACAAAAACCACTGTCTTTGTTAATGGGGTAGCAGTGCCCTGTGTCGTGCCCGCGGCAGAAACAGATTCAGAAGAATTCGTTTGTGTGCCAGTAAGAGTTAGGTCACCAAAACTTGGGTTATCTCCAGACTCATACTTATTATCATTTAAATTTCGAAAGTTGGCATCAACTTCCGCGTTTGTTAAAGGAGATCCCTTTACATCTCTAAAGGTAATACTTGTCATGTTGCCTTATCCTGATTTTTAAGTATCTGTTGTAAGAGAGACTTTATTTCTGAAAATTCTGTCTTGAGATTATTTATATCATCTCCATAAGTTTGAATCTGTTTCATTCTCTCTCTTGTGCGTTTATATGCCTCTAATCCACCACTGTCGGCCGACAAAATGGCTTTTGAATGCCTGTCACGCACATAGTTATCAGAGTGTTCAATTTTTATCTTTTCCATATCAATATCTCTGTAGTGCTATTGCTCTGAAATCCTTGATTACAGGAATAACAGAAGTATTATCCGATAGAGGAACAATTTTAACAGCAAAAGTCTTGAAGCCCGTAACTGGTGAAGAGCCTATATTATATGTATATACGTTATCGCCGTTCTTATAGGCATCTGGAATATTGTAGACATAATCTGTCTGCGTTTTTCTGGATGCCACGGTTGGCTCAACTTCACGCTCTAGTTCAATCCAATCGATATCATCTAGTGCCGTTGCGTCATCGACATTTCTGAATTTACCATACACCTTAACATCTGTACCAGCTGGCAGAAGACTCGATAGATATATTTTCATATCTTCTGCATCTTGGCCGTCCTCAAGAATTACATTTCTTGAGATATATCTAGATGCTGCATTACCACGATTAGATGTTTCATTAGTTGCATCGTTATTGATATCATTTCGAACAATGATTAAAGAATTTTTCTTCATATCAATAACCGGCGAAACTGCTTCGTTTCTAGTGCCAAACACGGCACTAAATTCTGTCGATTTGTTTCCACCTAGAACTTCAAGTTCATTCGAGTATGAGCGAACATAAGATTCTGCTGGAAGAAGAAGATCCTGATCTTTAATCATACCAATAAGACCGGCAGGACCTGCCGTATCGGCTGATTGTGATAGACCTAATCCCCAATTCAATTCAGTGCTATTTGGTGACATAGACGCAACGTTAGTTCTTACTAAGTTCGCCTTCTTATCTTGAATTTCTGAAATGGTAGCAATAGTAGAATTATTTGTTATTCTATTGCCTGCGACAAATGCAACCGAACCCATAACAGATACTTCTGCCACACCGTAGAAAGTATTGACTTCTTTGACAATACCCTTCACATATTCGATTGAAAACGAAGCTACTGTTGTTGGCGAGCCACTAGTAAAACTAATTCCGGTTGGCGCAGTAGTGTAACCAATACCTGGATTTGTAACAACCACGTTAGTGACAGAACCGCCAGAAATTGTTACTGCTACAGTCGCACCAGTTCCATTACCGCCCGTAAGTGTTCCCGAAACAGTTGCGTTGCTATAGCCTGTGCCACCGTCTTCAATTTGAATATTATAGCTGTAGATTGCATCACCCGGATTGAAATATCCATTAGTATAATCTGCAAGTTTCAGATAATCAGTATTGTAATTCGAGAATGTGGCAACACCCGGCAAGCCAATTGAGAATGATGCTCGGTTCAATTGGAATGAAATGTCTTCTGACTGCCATGCCGTCCATGTTCTATTATTCGCAGAAGTGAATAGAACACCAGCATTAGGCTGTTGAGAAATTCTTGTATTTGTATTATACTGGTTTTCACCTAATTCAGACACCCAAAGATTATAGTCTGGACTATTGCCCTGAGGAAGAACCACGAAGCAATATTCAGTTTCAGTCTTTAGGTAGACTGGTGATGGGAATACAAAACTAGTAAGTGCGGTACCATCTTCGCTAACGTCAACATCTGATGGAGCCAAGAACTTCTCTGCAAAAGGAATAACTCTGTTGCTAGGATATCCATTTTCAACTTCGCGAAGTTGAACAGTTACGCCCATTGTGGTCGACTTACTTTGGAAACGAAGATCGAGCGATGTTACAAACATGCCATCTTTCATTCCGGAAACAAAGAATGTTTGTGCGATAGGGTCGAAGCCAAACGGTCCGATTTGAATTGTCGCAACTTCACACGGATTAAATTGAGTGCAAATGCCTTCATGCGTGACAGTTTCAGTAATAACCTTAGGCGGCGCCTGAACTGTTTCTGCCCAAGGATAAAAACCACCGTAAATTTCGCTACCATAACGCCATACATCAGGAACATCAACATATTCGATGCTTGTGATTGTTTCCGTCCATGGCGGCGAGCATACTTCAACCGTCGCGCATGGGTCTGGAGTTGTTGACGGCGGCGGCTGTACCGGGGGCTGCACTTTCCCCGTAGTTGTAGTTGTAGTAGAGGGCGATGGTCCCGCTGTTGTAGTTGTAGAAGTTGGTCCAGCTGTTGTGGTTGTGCTTGTCGGAACATTTACTGTAGACGATGGAGTAGGACCAGGCGTCGAAGTTACAACTGGCGATGGTGTAGTAGATTGTTCAACATAGATTACAGTTGGTGGCGGCGGCGGAGGTGGAGGTGGAAGTGTTCCAACTACTCTGTCGCCTAAGCGAGACTCAACTGTAGATGATTGTCTCAAGTTTTCGCTGTCATTAACTGTTGATACCGCAAGTTGTACCTGACGAGTAGATACAACCGTATCTTGTACCGTCTGATTAAAACCACTAGCGGTGAACGTTACATTTGCCCATGTGGTTGTAAATGACGATCTATTAAACTTGTCGTCAACAAGTCTGAAAATCTTAGAACCGGTTTTGAATGTATTTTCTGGAATCAAGAAGTGACCGCAGACTACACCCTCTGAATCCGATACTAGAGTTGAACCATATGCTTCTTTACCTGCGATTAGGAATGAAGCGTCTAGGTAGCCAGAAGTTGGGTCTTCTGGTTGATAATCTACAAGCAAGGTTGAGATTGGACGACAATGTGCCGATACATCCATACCATCAAAGAATGGATAAACCCTTGTATTGGGCTTTAATCTTTTTGCTTTGAAGGTTATAACCTTCGAGCGCATATATGGAATAACTGAAACGTCAACTACTCTAGCGCCGGTTGTTTGAGTTTGTGGAATTGTCGATGTTGAAACGTCGAGTTGTGTTCCCGCCCTCGTTTGAGTGCCAGTTCTAGTTGTGGTAACTTGTTGTGTTTGACTTTGATATACTGTTCTACCGTCGCCACCGACAAAAGGAGTGCCCGCAGTGACTGGACCTCGAGTCGTCTCCTCACCCGTCCAATTGGTGCTCCAATCACCCCATTGTGTTCCCCATGCATCCGCTAGATTATTCCATGCGTCTGCGGTTCCCTCAATATTAATTTGTGATGGAGTTATAGCAGTAGTATCGAACCAGTTATCGTCTGGCGGATCCATGCTAATATCACCCATATAATCGAACAGAAGTTCACTAACACAATTTCTTATCTTTGAATAAGAATTGTTTGCCATATATTCAGTTTCGACATATGGAAGAGTTAGAAGGTCACCAGTTTTTCTAACATACGCGCTCTTTGACCAGTTTAGATTTACGTCGATATTTTCTAAATTGAAATATGGTCTTAGTTCTCTATTGATAGGATCAATTGCGCAATGATAATTTCCATCATACACATTACCAATGTTGTGTCCCATGAACGAATCTACTAGAATACCATTCTTAAAACGATCTAAACCATTTGCATCTGGAACGGTCATCGAAGCCGCAGATTGCTCCAGGAGAGATAGAGATGCATAATATTCTAGACGATTGATTCTCTTTTCCAGTGCGCCAATATCACGCATTGTATATCGTCTGTTTTCAACCGCAGTCGAGGAAACAGTATAATCTGATCTATTTGCTAGTGTTGCCGCTTGAGCCGAGAGTGATGGATAAGGCGGAATATAGACAGTAGCAACTGTCATCGTATTTTCAGGCTCAACAGGAACAACAGGTGTAATACTTGATGTACCAGTGATGACTCTGAATTCACCAGTTAGACCCACAACAATTCTATCTTGTCTGGCAAGATAATATGAAACGTCTGTCGTGAAATCTGTATTAACTACCGGAGAAGTGTAACCAACTACAGGTGTCGATAGTGCAGTACCAACAGTTGGATTCTCCGATGCATCGGCCAGAACTGTAGTTCTTGAAGCAGTATCAGCAATTCTTCCACGATAATCTAAAACATCTCTTAGATCGTATGTTTCTTTTGTCGTAGGAGAAAGATACGTTGGAATATCTTGCGTCTTAATTGTGCCAGCAGCTACACCAGTATCATCAATTGGATATGAATCAATTGTGAAGAAAGTCCCAGATGGCGAGTTGCCGTCATGGGTGAAGTAGTCTAGCTTGATGACCAGTTTCTTATTAGCCAAGCTGCCGAGAGAACTTGTAGCTTTCTTTACAATTTTTGATGTTTTATAAAGGGTATCGGTCTGACCAGTATCTAGTAAAAATTCAGAAGTTACATCTTGACCAGACGCGGCAATAGTCTCATAAAGCGCACTAGATGCGCCCATCTTAATAGAAACAATTCTATAAACATCTGAGAAGCCTAATGGATATGTTCCACTCGCACCAGCAGTTGCCGTATCTACCTTAACGTATATATTTTCGCGCAATTGCTTTAGAGTTGGGTCACCATTGCTAACTGAAATGTTAGCATAAACTTTTACCGCTGTAATTGCGGAAGCTGTGCCAGGAAGATCGATAGTGAGAGAAGTTCCACCACCACCAACAGTTGCCGTTGCCGATGAAAGATTTACAAACTCACCCTTGTATCGCAATGTGCCATCAAGCGTAACGTTTGCACCGAGAACCATAATATAGTTCTCTTTTAGGAATGTTCCACTTGTACCTGTCTGGAATCTTTCTTTTCCAGAAACGTTTAGTGTAATTGACCCGTTAGTGTCGATCTGACCATCAATTTCTTTCGTGTATAAGAAATTGTTATTAAATGTGGTACCATCCGGCTTCGTTGTTTTAAGCGCACGGAATGGGAATCTAATTAGAGAGCGGTCATAATTGCTATCAACTAGTGTGCCGCTGATAACATCTGCAAAGCCCTTTGCAGTGCCGTTATTGTAATATACACATCCAACGTCTGAGAACGCACCAGTTGTCATTGTCACATCATACAGATACATTCTGTAGACGGCATTTGCAGCACCAGGAGTACCAGACACATAGACAAGTTGACGGACTCTGGCGGTACCAATAGCAGTGCCAGTAACAGTGGAATTCGAGAACGTCCCATCTGTAACAACAGTATTTGCTTCGTCGTATAGAGTTACTAGGGTACCTGCACTAATGCTCCATACACCAGCAAGCTGATTTACTTCTACATAATTTCCGTAATCGAAAGTAAGGGGTAGATCCGTAATTGCTACGTTATCAACTCCCTTATATAGAACGAGCGGTGTTGTAGTAGCAGGTGAATGTCTTCTTCCGCCAACATAGAACGTAGATGCTTCAACGCCAGCCCAAAGTTTTCTAGCATCGCCACCTTCACCCGCAGTGAATACACCGTAATTTGAACCATCGTTCAAGTGTTCTCTGATATGAAGTGCTGGTGCTTTTACGGTATAGTTGCCAGATTCTTCAAACGTTCTGGTGGCAATCATATCGTAAATATCTGCATAGATATTATTGTTATCCTTCTTGCGAAGAACCTCACCCGCTTGAATTTTTAGATATTCAGCGAAATTGGCAGGTGGTGTTTCATCCCAGCGATAGAACTTTAGATTTAAAGTCAGCTTGAGTCTATCAGCACCTGGCGCAAGATAGTTAAATGTTCCCTGTGCAGGATCTAGAAGTGTTTGATCTTCTTCGGCGCTTACAATGCTTTCTTCGAGTTCAAAACCAACGACCCCAGTTACTTTATTTGCATACTTTGAAATTACTACATTCTGTGCAGAAAAATATGCAAATTTGTCGTCAAAATAAATTAGACCATCTTTAATAGACATTACAGAAGCATGACCCACGGCATCATATTCAGATGTGCCAGAAAGACCATACGTCGAATCTACTACGAACGTATCACCATTTCTACCCGAATTCGTTGACTCTACTTCAAGCGTTTCGCCTAACCAGAAGTGTGAATAATCAGAGTTATCACCACTAACATATCTTAGATAGAATGTTTTTAAATCTGGCTGCGAGGAGGTATTCCCAGGAACGTAATCAACAATGACTGCTTTCATGCCAGTGGGAGAAACAAGTTCGTCTCCTACATATGCAGATAAGTCATTCGATAGTTCGTTCCCACTCGAATCCTGGTCTATAATTTTCACATAAGATAACCGAGTATCAAACGTTTCTTCGCAGCCCGAGATTACAGAGCCGTTAGTAAAAATCTTATTGCCAAATTTACCAATTTGTCCTTGAAGAACGGACTGGAGTTGAGTCAACTCTCTTGCTTGAACTGCATAGCCTGGCTTGAATAGAATTCTATTATAATTTTTTAGATCCGCGCCAGCAAGTCCGGCTGTATCATCAAAATAAGGAAAAACATTTAAATTCAGTGCCATGTGTTCAATTCTCTCTTAAAACTGTAAGATAGTTCTAATCTTTTCTACCTGATCTTCCTGTCTGATTATATAGGTTCTGTTATCGATATACAATACAGTACCAGTTTTAGAATCAATTTCAGGCTCAGTAAGACTATTTATAGTCAAATTATCATCACCGGTAGTCAAATTTGTAATTATACTCTCGGATGTTATTAGATCAACATCGGATAAAAGACCAATTAGATTGTTGGTTTGGTCAATATTGATGACTGTGAATTTACCACCGCTATCTGTAATAACGATATCATCTATATTATATTTTGTTATATCATCTACTTCAATTTTATGAAGTGTTGTGCCTGTTTGGTCAGTAAAATAATTTGTAGATTCATATTCAGTAACATTCTTAATTAGACCAAGTTGTCTAAAATCGTTGTTAAAGAAATAATCGGAAGTATCGTTATCTAGATTTACAGAGATACAAACTTTGTCAGCAAAAAGTTCTCTCTGTGCATTTCCGCCGTGACCATATAGAGGAGAGACAATCGCTCTTGCGGTTGCGCCTGTGCCAATCCCTACGTTATTTGTTATAGTAACATTTGCATATGAGTAGCCAGAGCCAACATCTGTAACCGTGATTGCGGCAATTTCGCCATTATCATCTACGGTAGCAATAGCTTCTGCGCCTGAGCCATCTCCAGAAATCGTAACAATTACATCACCCGGAATGTAGTCCACGCCCGTATTAATAATATTGATCTTATCAACGGTTCCACCAATTGCGGCGCTTTCAACATCTTGTTGCGGCGTAGTCGAATCAATTCCACCTAAGATAACTTCGGCAGTTGCGCCATCGCCACTTGAGCTTTCGAACGTAACATATGCAAACGTATATCCGCTACCTGCATTATTGAGGTTAATACTTGCAACTGAATTGCCAGATAAAGTCGCTGTAGCAACTGCACCTGTTCCATCACCATGAATTACAATTGTTGGTGGCGAAGTGTAGCCAGAGCCACCATCTACTAGATTAATATCATCAATGATGCCGTTTACATCATACAGAGGAATTCCAACCCCGGACATTTTCCGAACTGGAATATAGTCTGGAGTCAGGAACTTAATTCTATCGGCAGTTTCTACTCTAAATAGAAACTTCCAAATATAGCCATCTGCGGTTTCAAAAGTAGATATATCTGTGCCTGTGGGCTGAACCGTGCTAGGAGAATCGTTATTATTGTCTAAACACTTATACACATTATATTCATCGGTCATGACATAAAAGATAGCATCTTTAAGTGTGGATGCGCCCGAATATGATGTATAGATTTCAGATGCAGGGTCTGTCGGGTCAATTAGGGTACCAAGTTTATCATCATAGTGATCATAAACAGTACCAGAAACCCAATCATATCTTGTCGCCATCAATACCGCATCCGCAGATGTTACTCTACGCATTAACATCATATTTTTTCTAGACGCATTGATATAAGATACGGAATCTACAGGAGTTTCCGGATCCTCTTCGTCGTTCCACACCTGAGTTCTAGCAACATAGAAATACAAAAAATCATTTTCATTTGCTATGTCACGATAGAAACTTCTAGCGAGTTCCGTTCTAGCCTGATTACACAGAAGAATAGGCACAGTTTATATACCTATTATTCTACAGTTACCGTCCAAGTGATGGTCATCGAGTCGCCAGCAGCCTTGTTGATAACATCAAAGGTTGTGCGGCAAAGAAGATCACCACCAGATGATGCATTTAGAATGCCAGCTTCTGTTACTGCACCAGTGCCAGTACCAGCAGGGAATGATGCGATATACTCTACTGAGTTTGCTGTTACAGTAGTCGAAGTTAGGGCAACGCGACCTAGTTGTGAGCCAAGTGTTGTGTTACCCGCTGCAGGTGCAGTTGAACCCGAACCGATTGCCATGTGAGACATTGCGGTTTTAGATGTGTCCTTCATACGGGATGCAATGTAAGCAAGACCAGTATCGACAACAAGATTTGTTGCCTCGTATTCTTGCTTCAATGCTCCTGTTTCATCGCGAACTGCGATTGATAGAACACCCTTTGCGCTGAGAAATTCTTTGATCATATGTCAATTACCTTCTTGTTTAAAATGAATAGCCTGCGCCGACATAATCCCCGGACGCAAAATCTGCTGACCAATAGTCTTGTATATTTATAAGACCTGTATCAGTTGTGGTTGTAGTTTCTGTTGGGTTTTTATTGATATCAGAATATATATGTTCCATTGTGTGAAGAGTAGATTGAGCCGCTTTACCCGGCTCAATAATACTAATATCTTCGTTTACACCGTGTGGTATACTTTCCTCAATTGCCTGGAGAATGTTTTTACTATGAGTGTCGCTAGTAGTAACACCGTCAGTCAAGAATTTATGTGTTGTAATTTCAGCAATGTCCGTGATGATTGGGTCATCATTTGGAATCATAAACATCGGTTCAATTGACTGGATTGTATCCGTTGCAATCACAGTATCTACAAGAACTTTATATACAATGAAATTATCAATGTCCGCAATAGTTGACGCGGTATCACTAATATTTTTACCAGTTTCTATATCTGTAACATCTATTGTGTTAACAAGAATTTGAGCTAGACCAGGTTCTTCGACATAATTTTCTGCGAAATACGGAGTCGCAGGGTCAAATACATAATCACCCACCAGCTCAAGATCGTCTTGATATGTTATAAGTTTAGAGAAGTTTACTAGATAGTCCGCATCACGGTCAAATTCTTTTTGTGTTGCCGTATCACTTCTAGATGTGCCTAGATCGAAGTCAAGAGCTTCGCTTGTAGTTGCAACATCTTCTGGCTCTCTATTATATGAGACAATTATATTTGTGTCTCTATCAAGGAAGTCGGCAGAGGCAACAGAATCATCTACATTCTTTCCAACTTCGGTGGTTTGGTCATCATAATTTGTAGTTTGGTCGGAAGTAACTTTAGCGAATGCTACTAGATAATCTGTAGCACGGTCAAATTCTTTTTGTGTTGCTGTATCAGAAGTTGACTTTAAAATTTCAACACCGAACGAGAATGTTTGAACCGATGCGATTGCAACATCCATTGGGAATCTATAAAGTTGAAGTTTATCTTCTAGAACTGTTATATTCTGACTGAAATCAATATTTTGATTGATCATCAATTCGCCGAATATTGCCATACCGGCAGGGTGAACTGTATTCTTTACAATTTCTAGCCAGTTTCTAGCAGAAACACTTGAACGAACTACATAAGAATAGTTTTGGTAATAGTAGTTGTCTTGAAGTTTATTAGCATCTGAAAGGAATCCGCGAGAATCTTTAAATCTACCAGTCGTGGTAAATTGTGATCCGGTTACACAAACTACATCCAATTGACTGCCATTGGGCGAAGTAATCGTCGCGGTAAATTCTTGTGATTGGAATCCATAACCAGAGAATGCAATGGCAATCTTAGTTGGTAGTCCGTTTGCGTTAACAGTAATTACCTTGATAGATGCCTTGTTGTTAATACCCGGCTGAACATAGTCACCGGCAAAATAACCTGAGTATGCATATAATCCCGTTGAACCTGATTCCACGATATCATAAATCGTATTCTCTTTGAAACCGTAGTTAGTTTCTCCCGATGCAAGAGTGTCATCGCCTATGCTAACCGAACTTAGAATACGAAGAAGATTACCATAATTGATATTTGGAGTAGTCTTCGAAACAATGCTTGTTGAAATGCTATCAGTTGAAAATTCTACAGAAGGAATAACAATTGTTGGCGAGAAAGCGATGGTGCAAGATTCTGCATTGGAGAAATTACCATCGGTACCCCATTGATATTCGACAATGAATTTCCAGTAGTCGTATAATGTAGTGTTATCAACTGCCGCGGCAGTAACTTTATATAGAAATTGCTTTGTTGATGAGAATAAAGTAAGATAGCCAGTATCGTCTGTATTTGAAATTTGATCTGCAATATCTTCAAGCCACGTGGAGCTATCACGATATATAGAATTTTTATTCACATAAATTTCTGTGACCGCTGTTGCGTCATCGGAATTAAATCTGAATGTTGTGTCTATAACCTGCGGCCAGTCATCATCTGAAAGAAAATTATTACCATCGAAATAATAGTCTTCACCGCCTGCTGTTGTGCCGCCGTATTTAGAACCCGGGTCTGTTAAAATTATTTCGGATATATTTCCAGACGAATTGATAACAGCTTTTGCTGCACCACCTGTGCCGGTATATGAGTTTATAACTATTGCCGGATTAGCAAAATAACCAAAGCCAGCAGAATCTAATTCAATCGTATCGATTGTATAATCTTCCGCCAAAACAACTGTAGCGGTCGCACCGAATCCAGGAACTGGAATATTTGAAATGTCTCTATCAACAATTAGCTCATAGATTGCGGGTGATGTATACGCTAGTTTTCTAACATCTAGAATAATTACTTCGGTTTTTAACTGAGATGTAATACTGCCAATCGACAAGTAGCTAACAACATCGACAATTTTACCCTTTAGAGAGAAAACATTTTCACCATCCGTGGGTGTAAGTCTAATTACATTGTCTGTGATCCAAACACCGTCAGACGCCCGAAGAATATTCTCCGACGGATAATAAATTTCAACGTTCTCATCAAATAGCAAACGGAATAAAAACTTGATAGATTTTTCAGAGCCTTTAGCCTCATAAAAATCTCTAATGAATTTTATGAGAAGTCTTTCATCTACTCTTGTATTTTTAGGAAAATACTTTAGATACTGCGATCTAAATTGAGGAATGAATAAATCTAATGTTCTATGAATATCAGAAAATGATTCAAGTTGTAAAATAATGTTATTAGCTTGATTATCTTGCTCTAAGAACTGATAGTATTTCTCAAGGAATAAAACAAACTGCGGATATTCTTGTCGAACAAATGATGGGACTTGATGTTGAATCAAATGACCCAGAGAACCCTTGAAGTCTCCGTAGATACTGTCTATTGTTAATAGATTTGCTGTAGCAGATGCACCATTTCCACCCCCGCCAGAAAATGTAATTTCGGGTGTAGAAAGATAGTCAAACCCTTCATTTGTAATTTCAATAGAAACAACACTGCCATTTTGAATTATTGCGGTGCCGGCGGCAGTCGAAAATGCACTGTTCGATGTTCCAGATTTACCTCCAACAAAAGTAACTTCCGGTGCAGAGGTATACCCTGAGCCACCAGATACGATTGTTGCTGATACTACCTTTTTATAGTATGAAGGTACCTGAGACATTACTTACCAACACTTTGAATTGCATTCACAATTAGACCAGCAGAAATATTCTCTAGCGTATTTCCACCTGAGTCGTCTAATTTAAGAACTGTATTTCTAGCAGCTAACGGAAATACGGCAGCGGTCGAAATATCAGCAATTCTGGTTAGGTCGACGGTCAATACATCTGGAGCAGTACCAGCTGGAGTAACATAAAATCTAAATTCATCAACTGTGCTTGTGATGAAGATAGATGGAATTTGAATTTTTCCATTTGTGTAATTGATTGTTCCTACATTTCGTAGAAGTATTTCATCTGTGTCAACTCTTCTTGCAACAATATCACCAGTGGTTGATAACGGGTCATTATCAATTCTATCTGTGAGGTATACTTTTGCTGATGCCGAACCGATTGTAGTAAAGAAATTGGAACTACGGAAAGAATTTTGTTCGACTTCTGTGTTGAATACTAAATCGAGAACATTTTCTGCGGCTTCGTAAATACCAATTCTTCTATGAAGTTTAAGGTCGATAGAAACCGAGAAGATAGCAGAAGAAACTCGCTGAATGTATTTGATCAAATCTGTATAATAAAAATTCTTCTCTAGCGCGTTAAGATTTTCTGTGAAGTATGTTCTAACTGCCGCATCTACCGCGCTCTGAATAGTTGCGCTAGTTGCTGTTGTGACTGTTCTATCATATCTCACCGTGGCATTTACCGTGAGATAGTGATAAATTGGATCCACGAATTCGGTTTGAATCGACACAACGCTTCTTGGCTTAATTATTTCTCTAACAATAAAGTCTTTATCAGAAGCAGTAATAATAGAATTCGGCAGAGGATCGATAGAAACAAAAACCTTGCCATATACTGGTGGATCGTTTTCTTCGCCGCCCCATACCATGACGGAATTTACATTATCAAAACGAGATTTGATAAGCGCCGAGTAGTCGTTTGCTGTTACCGCTCTATTTTTTGCTGCATTATACAGAGGTGCGTTTAAGCGAATAGATTCTATGCTTTCCGCATTCGCTCCACCAGCTGCGGATACATTGGTGAATATTTGTTTAGTTTCGCCAGAGCCAGTTAAATTGCCATTCATGCTAAATGCAGAAATATAATTTGCTGCTGGTCCGTTTGAGACAATGTATTCTACAGTTACTATATTTCCTACAGTTAGTTGTTTCGAGACTACACCATCTCCAAATCTAATCTCATAAAGTCCGTATGGATTTTCATCCACATAAAATACCTTAGATGTGCTATCAACATCTAAAATGCTGTCATAGTATGAATATGTTTCAACGGTAGGAGTAGACGCGGATTCTTGCACGATAACTTTAAACGAAGATTTGTCAACATTTAAGTTAGGAATAACTAGCGGACCAGAAAGAGTTGCCTGATCAATTGTAAATGTATTTTTTAGTCTCGAACCCTCTACAACTTCAACATCATAGAACGTGAAGACTTCATTAATCTTTTGCGCCGTTTGTGAAGTTTTTGGATAAAATGTATAAACTTTACCATTAGCTGCGGCAGAAAAGCCAACAGTCTTTTCTAATGTGAGAGAAGTCGAGTTGTAAGAAGTAGATGGCGTGATGATAATATCTAAGACTGCTTTAGCAGAAGTCATACTTCTAGGAGTATAGCCCATAGACTTTGCAATCGATACTACAGAACCTCTTTTCACCGCGCTGTCGAGGAACATTTCGTTTGCTGCAAGGTGTGCAAGAGTAGCATTGTAGTGAGTGTTGTATGCTAGAATATCAAGTAAAATGGACAGACCAGAACCATCAAAATTATAGTCTGAAAACTCCGTTTGAGAATTCAAATAACCTTTTAGATTTTCTTTGATTGTGTCAAAATCAAGATCGGAGACATTTAGTTCTGCCATTTTATCTTCTTCTTCTCAGAATAGTTGAATATGTTGCTGGTTCGGAAATTCCTATAACATGAAAATATATTTCAACTCTAAAAGAATTACTATCATACAAAGGAAGAACGTCTACCGTATGTGTTTTTATTCTTGGCTCATGTTTTGCAATCAATAGTTCTAATTGAATCTTCAATGCATTAGCGGTAATAACATCTAAATTCTCAAATAATAATTTGTAAATAGGAGACCCTAATCTTGGCTGAAAAGGACGCTCATAGTATTGAGTAAGAATTAATGTTTTTAAAGACTGCTTTACTGACTGCACATCATACTTCATCGCCACATCACCAGTTATGGGATGTGACGAGAAGTTTAGATCAATATCCGAATATATTTTGTTTACTTGTTTTATAGCCATGAGTATATTTATACACGAATGCCAGCATTATAAATTTTGCCTTTAATTGAATTACCATTCTTATCAGATTCAAACCACTGTCTTCTTTGTTTTCTACCAGATGCACTTGGTGCATACAGACCGATGTGAATCCAACTTTGAGCTTCATAGATTACTTGGTCAACCGCAATATTTTTTGCGATCCAGTTACCAACTTCTAGCATACCCTTATAGTTTCTTCCTCGCCACTGAAAATCGATGCCGCAGCCGATGTGGTGAGCGGAAAGTTTTGCGCCGTTACCAGGTGCATATGGATAAGTTCTATACCCAGAAGTCATAGTGAAGCCTGGATATTTGAGTCTCAATGGCTCCAATACAAGGTTTGCCATTGCTTGAAGATTGATAAGAATATCCTGAACCGCCCAGTGCTTCACTGACTGATAATAGCCCTTATAGTAAGAACCAGCCATTAGGTCTTTAACAGTATAGTGATCTGATAGTTGCAGTGTTTGTGGAATATTTTTACCAGTAACAGTGGGTAGAGCATAAGTCTTACCGGATGGAGATTTATTATATGGTCCACTTGGCGGAGGATTATATGGACCAACTACGCTTTCACCACCCGGAGAAGCTGAGCCGTCATTAACGCCATCACCATTATTGGATGTTGAACCATCTGTTCCATTGACGCAACTGGTATCTCTATTATCTGAACCGTCAGTCGCCATGGCAGGAGTTTCACCTGTGCTACTCGGACCAGTTCCATTTGCACCCGTGCCAGCGTTACCAGAATCCGCTAAACTCTGATTATTGCTTGCACCGCGAGAGATACTTACTGGCTTCTCCAAAGGAACTGGTGCGGATAATGGAGCTGCCTGTGCGCAATCTGCTTCTACCGATGCCACTGCGCTTGCTGGTACAGTAACACTAGCAGTTGTTGTGCCGCGAATATTTGTGGTATCATCGGTTGAGTTATGTGTTCCCTTGAGGTTTGTTGTGCCAGCATTTAGTGTTGTAACATTTGCAGTCGATACATCAATGGTTGAAGTATCAATTGGCGAAGATGCAACAAGAGGCGCCTTCAAGTTAATATTTCCTGCGCCTTCGTGATTGATTGCGGCGCCAGATTTTGTGTTGAAAGCACCCGCGCTTTCTTGCTTCATGATAGCGCCAGTCTTCAAGTTCATATCACCAGTTGACTTGGCTTTGAATACTCCCTCGGTGCAGAAGTTCATGTCACCCTTAGAAGTAGAGTAGGTAACTCCAACAACCTTAATATGGGAGTCACCCTTGGAAGTCATATTATAACCACCGGTTGTTGTTAAGTTATATGCACCAACAATCTCTTGAGTAAGATTGCCCTTACCTCGCATTTCAATATCACCTACGTTATCAAGTGAGAAGATGCCTTGGTTACGAACAAATATACCCTTACCGGCAGTAACAGCGATGTGACCGCCAACGTTTAAGTCCAGATCATTATGAATATCAATCGATGCTTTACCATGCATAGTTAGATTGGTGTCACCCGCAATGAATACGTTGCATTTACCAGCAACGTGAACGTTTGCTTGACCTTCAATTAATATGTAGCCATCTTTGTCGTAGATAGTATAACCATCACCGACGATGCGACTTACTTTTGTTCCGTCTGGGCCAGTTTCGTCATATGTACCAGAGCGGTGAGCAAAGTTCAATCTTTCTGCACCAGGAGTATCATCGATTTCAAGTGCGTGTCCAGATTCGCCACCAAAGACTTTGTTATATGGATATTGTGCCGCATATGGCGATTCTGGCTGTGACCAAGTTGCGCCATTTCTGCCCGCCATTTTTACTTCACGTTTTCTTGTAGCATTTCTGGCAGCGGGAGATGCACCTCGACTCATTCCAGATTTATCACCAGCAGGTGTTTTAGGTGAATTCTGAATATGTGTAGAGTTTTCACCCACTGCTAGAGGATTAGTATCTGGTTTATTTTGATGGTCTTTAGATGGATACGTCCTATTAGGATCCTGAAATCCCTTTGACTGGTTTTTCTGATTTGCAGTCGTAGTATTCTGTGGTTTGTTTTGCGCATCATTTGAAGATAAGTGATTTGGACCTGACGCTATACCAGGATCAGTTTCCGGGTGAGGAACATTACCCTCTTTTTCAAGATTAGTATCGGGCTTTTTCTCTAGAGGCGGCGCAACTGGAACAACTTCTTTCTGCTTCGATACTGTTCCGTCTGCATTTTCTGTTACTTTTACAGTTGTCGAACTACCGTCAGAAAACTGTTGTGTCTGAGTTACAGAAGTTGAGCCATCTTCACCAGTCTCCGTTGTCGCGGCTGGTTGGGTCGCTACGACATTTCTCCAGTTTTCAAGTGGTATAGTATCTGTATCGAAACCACTAGAAATCGAAGAGTTTATCGCAGCCAATGAATCTAATAGTTCATTTAAATATTTGCTTTTTTCATCTACATCATATAGATTCTTAAC